ATCTGTACGACACCATTTACGTTCCCTGGGCTGTGCTATACTCACGTGATGAGTATCAACAAGCTCTTAAGAATGGCAGGACCGACCTTATTCCTATGACTGGCCCTTGCTCCGGCCTGGGCGCCGGTGCGTATTATGGGTCGATTGCGGGTCTCGCCTCGCTGTGTGCGTATGGTCGCGTCTCGATCGCGTTTGCGGGTTGGGGCTTCCGTCTGTGCCATTTGAAGCGTGAAACGTGCGAATACGCGTTGCGCCAATGGCCGGAGCTCTACAACAGCCTGCTCTGATGCTCACCCCGAGACAAAAGCAACGCAAATACCGGCTTCATTACAACCTCCGCCGAAAAGGCAACGAGGTTTATCCGAAAATCAAGCTGGTCACGATGAGAGCCTCGGAGGTTTCGACCTCCGAGGACAAATGGATAAGAGAATTGGTTGATTTCGGTTATTCGTGTGGTCCTGGGCTTTTCCCTGGAATGATTGAATAACCTTCCGTACCGGCAGACGCCAGGGTTCGAGTCCCTGGCCGGAGCAAAAAGATAAAAGCAAGCAAAATGGAATACTTCGAAAACAAACTGTGCGTGGCCGCCGACTGGTTGGAGGAGAATGGTATATTGTCACGAGATAATCTTAGGCAACTTGCAACAAGGAACAAAGCCAACATCGTAAGACGTGGCGGTGGCATGGATACACCGGCGCTTACCGAATACGAAAGGCTTCCTGAGCGTTTCAAGGCCGCAATTCGTGATATCATTGGTGATCCGTACAAGGATGTCGTTCGCACTGAATTTGAAAGGCACATTGCCGATGACGACAAACTAAGAAATTACCTTTTGGGTCACAAGCTTCCGAACGGAAAGACGCTGGATGCAATAAAAGCCTTGCAATATTACAATGAAGCCATCATACTTCGCGCATGTGGTATCGTGGCCAACGACCGTCGCGTAAAACGCAGGATGCTTGGTAGCGACACGAGGGATGTATGGGGTACCATTTCCGCCCAAGTCAACTCCCTTGACAAAAAGAAATATCCTCATAGCCTTCCCACACAGGGAAAGACGCTCAAGCGCAAGTTTCTTGAGTTTGACCAGGAAGGTTTTCTAACGCTGATCCATGCCGGCCATGGTAATAGCAACACGAGAAAGGTCAGCGACCAACTTGAAAGACTAATCCTTTCGATCTATTGCCAGAACAACAAACCGTACGCCAGTTGGGTCCACGAGGATTACATGTTGTTCATAGCTGGTGTGAAGGATATCGTCGATAAGGAAACAGGAGAGGTATTTGACCGGAACGATTTCTATGATGAGAGCAAAGGTATTTACATCACCGTATCGGAATCGACCTGCCTTAATTACATCAACCTTCCCAAAAACGACATCATCATTCAGAAATTCAGAAGCACACCTCACCAGTACTTAAGCCTCATACGTCCGCATATGCACCGTCACGCACCCAATTATTCACTTTCAAAGATTTCTCTTGATGACCGCGACCTACCGCGCAAACTGGCAAACGGCAACCGAGTAAAAGCCTATTATGCCTACGACGTAACATCGGGATGTCTTATTGGAACTTCGTACAGCTTGAAAAAAGATGCGAACCTGTTCATCGATTGTATTCGGTACATGCTTCGGTTCCTGGACATGAACGGTTATGGTACGCCGATGGAAATGGAAGTTGAGCACCACTTGGTAAGCCTATTCAAGGATGATTTGATGAAAGCTGGTATTATTTTCCCCTTTGTCCGCTGGTGCGCGCCCTCCAACTCGCAGGAAAAACATGCGGAGAGCTTCAACCGTCAAAAGAAGTACGGTTACGAGAAACGTTACCAGGACGGAATCGGACGTTGGTACGCCAAGAACCCATCAAACCAAACTGGAGGCGAACGCATCTACGACGATACTGTCGACAAATATGTAGTTCAGGAAAAGACATACACGTTCGAGCAACTCGTCGCTGATGATATCCGGTCCATAGACTTGTACAACAACGGTCTTCATCGTGACCAAAAGACCTACAAGGGTAAGACACGTCTTCAGGTACTGCGCGAAAATGTGAATCCGAACCTTACGGAGATAAACAGACCGTTGCTTGTACGTTTCATAGGCGCTTGCACCACCACCTCCATTCAGCGCAACCAGTATTGTCAAGTCCAGTACAATGATTACATGCTTCCCGATCCGAACGTACTTGACCGTCTTGCCACGAACAACTATACCGTACAGGCTTATTATATTCCTGGTGACGAAATACCGGAAGTGCACATATATCAGAACGACGAATATCTGGCAACCTGCCAACAGATCAAGAAGTACAACACCTCTGCTGCTGAATACACAAATGAGGATGCCGCCGCCGAGCTGGTCCAAAACAAATACATCGCCAAATTCGATAAGAAGGTCAAGGATGGTAAATCCAGGATAATGGAGACCGCGACCGTCGATAATCTTGCCTCACTGGAAAATGTCGAGGTAAAGGTGCTAAGCGCAAAACCTACTCCCGTGGATTGCACCGATGAATATGAATTACCGGAAATGGTCGACTACAAACAACGAGCCTTAAACGGCCTTTAAATGACAAATAACCCAATAAAACGCACAGACATGATTGAGAATGAATTGAAAAAACGGATAGTCGATGAAATGAAAGACAGGCTGCCGAATTTTGCAAGCTCCGCAAAGTTCGCCATCAGCATCGGCATTAACGCCGCCCAGCTGAGCCGTGTGCTGAATGGAGAGATTGACGGCGTATTGAGCGATGCTAAATGGCTGAACGTTGCCCGCAGCCTTGATGTTCCTGTCAACAAGGACCTTGAGTGGCTGACGGTCGAAACGCCTACCTATCAATACATCTATACGCAGCTTTCTCTTTGTCAGTCCGGACATTTGAGCGGTGTTTTTTGTGACTTGGCTGCAATTGGTAAGACTCACACTGCATTGTGTTATGTGAAGGAAAACAAAAATGCCATTCGGATAGATTGCTCCCAAGTTAAGACCAAACAGCTTTTCATACGACAGATCGCCAAGGAGTTCGGCGTTCAGCACAATGGTAGGTACCACGATGTATACTCTTCGCTTGTATGGCATATCCGTTCGCTACCCAATGCTTTGGTTATTCTGGATGAAGCCGGTGACCTGAAATATGAGGCCTTTCTTGAAATCAAGGCTCTTTGGAACGCCACAGAGGGTGCTTGTGGATGGTACCTGATGGGTGCCAATGGATTGAAGAAGAAAATCGAGGACAACATGAACTCCAACAAAGTCGGCTATGAGGAGATATTCTCCAGGAGTGGCGATAAGTTCCAGTGGATTGTACCTGCCGGCCAAGCGGAACGTGAGAAGTTCCTAAATGATCAGGTAGCGATGGTTGCCAAGGCCAATAAGGCCGTCAATTTAAAAACGCTGGTTGTTAAGAACCAGGGAAGCTTGCGGAGATTGTTCTTTGACATGACTAAACCAAAGATCGCTTAGTGGCATATGGCAAAGCGGGCTTTGACAATCCAAAACATACTTGACAAGAAGTACACGCTGTTGGAGTTTGATGGTGCCTGGAGGGACGCGTTCATGTGTCCTGAGCGCGCCGGAACCTGGTTCGTCTGGGGGAACTCCGGAAATGGCAAGACGACTTTTGTACTTCAGATGATCAAGTATTTGGCCGGATTTGAAAAAGTCCTGTTTGACAGCCTCGAGGAGGGGGTTCAGCATACGCTTCAGAAGAGTCTGGAGACACTTGGGATGATAGAGGTTGGACGACGTGTTGAGGTTGTATGCGAAGGGTACAATGAACTGATAGACCGTTTAACAACCAAAAAAAGCCCGAACATTATTGTCATCGACTCTATTCAATGGATGCAAATTTCTTACCAGGAGTTCAAGTCGCTTCGTGACAGGTTTCCTAAAAAGTTGTTTGTGTTCATTTCTCAGGCGGATGGAAAGCTTCCCAGTTCAAAGCCGGCAACCGACATCATGTATGCATCGACATTGAAGATATGGGTGGAGGGATACAGGGCCTTTTCAAAAGGCAGGTACATAGGTCCAATAGGACACATCGACATTTGGCCGGAAAAGGCCGCAAGCATTTGGGGAATTAAATAAAAACAAAAAAATGATTACAACTACAGATCGCACTTCTCTTTCAAAAACCTTTCATGTTCTTTTGGGCAAAGCCGGCATTGATCACCACGGAAAATTGACGCTTTTGGGCAAATATGGAGCTGTCAGCAGCAAGGACATAAGCATTGATGAACTGAGTGAGATATGCAATGGTCTCGAAATCTATGTGCGCACTTTGAACGAGCAAAACCACATTCCAAATCCAGATCAGAAGGAAATGGATATCTGGCGGAAAAGAGTCATTGCTGTCATATCGGCATACATCAAGTTTGTTGGCAAGGAATATGAGAACACAACTGCCAAGATGAACGCCATTAAAGGCATCGCTTGCAGGGCGTCAGGGCACAGCCCTTTCAATGATATTCCAAAAGCGGCACTCAGAGACGTGTATAATGCTTTTGTAAAGACCAACAAGGTGATGGAAAGATCATTCCACGAAATGGAAAGGATGTTCCATGAGTAAGCGTAACGCAGCATGGTCGCGTGACCTTGAGGACTTGGAAATTCAGTTGGATGCCGTAGTGGCTATTCTGATGGTAACGTCAGTCTTCGATTCCGAATGGGATTACTGGGTAGCCCTCTACAAAATCATCTCATTCGACATATGCAAATTAACCGGCGATATCGCCACATGTGATAGTATCTCTTATTAATTAATTACAAACAGATTAAAGATGGAAAAGATTGATTTGTCAAAACTGACACCCGAACAAAAGAGCGAGCTGCTCCAAGCCCTATCGGCTGAGAAAAAGAGCGATGAAAGTCGTCGACGGGATGCTTATGAAGGCCTTCGCATGGACTTTGTGCATCGCATCAAAAATGCCCTTTACAAATACCTGGAAGACGGACTCATGTTCAAGAAATGGCTACGCGATGAAGCTGATACCTGGTTCGAGGTCATGAAGGATTATGGAAAGTTAAAGAACGGTGATGACCAGCTCGGGTTCTCCCTTACGGACGGCTCGTTCAAGATCAAGGTCAAGGGAAACAAGGTGAAGAAATTCGACGAGCGTGCCGATATCGCCGAACGTCGCCTGATCGAATTCCTGACGGCATGGGTTCAGAAGAGCGAGAAGGGTGTTTCCGATCCGATGTACAAGCTTGGCATGCTCATGATCCAACGCAATGAGGAGGGCGAGTTGGACTACAAGTCCATTTCGAACCTATACGCACTGGAGGCGGACTTCAATGATACGGAATACTCCGAGATCATGCAGCTGTTCAAGGAAAGCAACGTGGTTGAAGGTACCGCCATCAACTTCTATTTTGAAGAAAAGAACCAGTATCAGGTTTGGAGAAAGATTGAACCGAGTTTTAACCGCATGTAATAAATGATGACAATGGTACTCGGATTCTCAGAAACAGACAAGCGTACAGGTCAGCCCACGAATTTTCGTGGGCTCATCCTGGACGGTGTGAAACTTCACTCGCTGCGCGCCGGCAAACGTTGGAAAGAGGGCATGCCCATTCAGATGGCCACCGGCGTAAGAACTAAGAGCCAGAAAGTGTTCAATAAGGACAGGGAGGACCTGTCTACGTGCCAGGGCGTTCAAGACGTCACCATCACGGCCAAGGAAACGGAAGGTTTGGGCATCCATTTCGTGATCATGGTGGACTCGCGAAGACTCAGCCGTACAGAAGCCACCCTATTGGCCACGAACGACGGATTCAACTCGCTTTACGACTTTCTCACCTGGTTCCACAAGGATGGGGACTTCGACGGTCAGATTGTGCACTGGACAACCCTAAAATATTGATTGAAAATGGCAAAGGAAATAGACTCCTGTCTTGATTGCAAGGACTGTGAAAAAACAACGACCAGGAATGGTGACATCATTCTGTCATGCGCGCGCCACAGTCAAGTAATCGGGCTGTTCAAGGATGGCAGCAAGCTCATTTACTCGCTGCCGATACCTGTGTTATGTTGTCCCCCATCACCCGCCCATCAGGAATACAACAAAAAGGCGTTTCTCCTTCCGGATTCAATCAACTCCTTGGCGTGTTACCATGCCAAGATTGACAAGGAAGGGGTATACAAGTTTAGCCTGCACGACTGCAACGGCGGAATACGGCTTTGCGGGGACCTGAACAAGCGTGTTGATCTGGTGGAGGCCATTGATAAGTTTAAAGCCCTGGAGGACGCTTTGCGTGAATTCAGGTTGCATCTGGAACTTAAGTACGATACCACAGATTATACCCTCATACGATGATTTTTGCCATTGACTTTGACGGAACCATTGTTCAGGACAAATATCCCCAGATCGGGGTCCTGCAACCCTTTGCGCGTGATGTGATCAACCGCCTGCACGACGAAGGCCACTACATCATCCTTTGGACATGCAGGACCGGAGATCACTTGACGCAGGCTGTCAACTACCTGCTGGAGCACGGCGTCCGGTTCGACAGGATCAACGACCACGAACCGAACAATCAGATGCAATACGGAGCCGAGGCGCGCAAGGTGTACGCTGACTTCTATATTGATGACAAGGTGATAGGCGGTTTCCCTGGGTGGTATGCTCTTGACAGCTTGCTCTTTCAAGAAAGTAAATAATAATTTAAAATAATTGACGATGAAGTTAAAGGATAAGACTTTGAATTTGTGCGATTACTGTACCAACAGTGCGCCCGAATGCTTG